TTACCAGCTTTCAGGTCTAGGGCGTTATATATTTGCATGATTCTTAATTAGTTATCACAGTGTATGTTATAACAACATCACTACTCAAGCTTGTATGTAAAAAACATCCAGCTTCCCAGTCAGATATTGTCATGTTATCTAATGTTTTTAAAAGGACTTCTTGGTTGTGCATATACAGAAGATTTAAGTTTTGATTGTCCTATATGTCTAAATGGTCCCCAATTTAATTTACTAATTTTTTGGCTATTTGCCAAGTTTTGATTAACAGCTTCAATACGTTTGCTAAGACCTCTATTAGACTGTTGCACTTTAGCAAATGCAATTAAAGCACAAAATGCGACTAATCTATCCACGTTAAGACCATCATGATAGGCTTGCATTTCTTTCAAAAGCATTGGATCAGGTATGCGCTCTACCCCATATATTGTTTTTACTATGGTTCCATCAGGAAGTGTTTCATAGTCAAGCTCTTCTTTAAGAAACTCAATACCATAAGAAAGTAAGTTTCCCTTAAATAATGTTCCAACGTTTTTCCAACCATACTGCTGAAATACATTTCTATTTGCACCTATATCTTTTAAAAATAATATCATGTCTTTAGGTACAAGATATTTTTGTTTCTTTTTAGAGATCATGTATTGTATAAACAGTGCTACGTTATTCTCCACAACTGTCCAAGCATTATACCATTCTATAAGAAGTTCTAATCTTTCGTGAGTTTTGTTAATGTCATCAAATCTACCACACCAGCTAGCGACTATACCATCTCTCTCTATAGTGTTTTTTACTTTACCATTACCCTCATCTGTAATAACCTCTACAGGATTTTTGTATATATAAATAGCACAAAGAGAATCTGATGTTGTAGTTTTACCTTCACCTACAGGATCCACTGAGGCATAGTAGACACCAAACTGTGGATCTTTGCATGGTCGTTCATAAACACATATCACTCCTTCTTTATCTTCTGTTTTTTTAGAAATAGGAAAGTCCATTATTGGAATCTTTCTACTTTGTTTATCTATTATTCTACCTTCAGCATTTCTTGAAAGATCTATATATTCAACACTATAATTTTTTTCTCCAATCCTTTGAAGTTGTTTAGCAACAAGATGAGGAGGAAAAACACTCACTTTACGTGTAGCAAATGCTTCTTCTATAGTGCGTGGATGCTGAGATATGGTGAGCTGATAAGCAGCTGGATCCATATTCTTTTTAGACTTTTCAAATTCTTCATCTAAAGCTTGAAGTGCCTCCTCCACTTTAGAATTACCATAAGAATCTATATAAGGAGGCATAGACCATTGCTCAGGAATAAAAAGTCCTGTCTTGCCTATAGTGCCATCTTTATCTAACAAGTTACTCTCAACAGCGTAAAAACCATTTTCTTCTGGATTAAGAATATATTCTTTCATTGGCTCACACTGGTCCAAGTCACCCACTGATCCAGCAGCAATAAACTGACCAGTGATAATATGACCAGATTTAAGAGCTGGTTTGATGAATCCATATGTATCATTCATCTTAGGTGCAATACCAGCCTCTTCATGAAAGAAATAAGTTACAGGACCACCCACACCATTTGTAGGATCTTTCTCAAATGAATAAGAGTTAATAGAAGACTTTAATCCTTTATAAGTGTCTCGATTATTAATCCTCACTTTAATTTGCTGTCGCCATGCTCCCACTTTATCAGGTTCAGCTGGACGATACCAAGCAGTGTGTTCATTTAAGAAATTGCGATATTCATCAAGAAATTTCCAAGATCCTTTCTCATTTATATAATCCTTTAGACTAGCACCTATTTTAAGTACAGCACCTTCTTCAAACCAATACTGATTTATAAGCTTGGCCATATGAAAATAAGAAGATGCTATCTGACGTTTCTTTAGAATAATAGCATGCTTATAATGAAGCTCAGCTATATGCTCATATAAAGCCATGTGATATTGGGCATCCCTAACCTTAGCAAAGTCAAAACGTTTTTCTTCTTTATCGTAAATAGGAAGAAAGTTAAGCCACATATAATAGTCACGACTAACATACCAAATATTGTCTCCACTACGCACAATAATCCCATTCCTACATTTAGCTTTTTGGTCATCCCAATAAGCCATAAAATCTTTACTCTTAAGTGGTGCATTACAGTAATACCCTTGTTTTTGAAACTTGCGAGCTTCAGCATTAAATATAAGCGTTGTCTCATCAAACTCATATTTACCAGGTTCTTTAAAAATAGACACAAGAAAGTCTCTAAACTCTTCTCTTGTAGAAAAGTTTGTAACAGTCCATACGCCATTTTCGTATGTAGGAACTTCTATAAAATTATTTAACTTCTCCACGTGTTAATTCTTCTATCATTTCTGCATCACCTTTAGTTTTATGCAAAAGATCAAGAAGTGTATTTAAATGTTTACTCTTAAGAACATTAGGATGTTTATAATCACTCCAGTATTCAGTGTAACTATCTCTAGGAATAGCTGCCCACTGATTAGTAAATGAATTAAAATGAAACACCCAGTCTTCTAAATAAGATAGAGAGTTGTCATAAACTTTTTCTAAGTCTTGATAGGTTTTTTGTTTTTTCATATTATTTTATTCTTACTTCGTGTGATTGTTTACCATCAATTTCGAGCCCCACAGTAATGGGTTGTTCTTCTTGAGAAACAACATCTTGTGAATTTTTGTCACATCTTACCAGTGTAATAACTAAGCAAATTGCCAATAATAGAATTAATGTTTTTTTCATAGTTTTATAATTGTATAGTTTCCGGTTTGATGATTAAGAACCACCTTATAATAATCTCCTGACTTTACAGAATTTGAGAATTCTATTTTACACTTTTTAATTTTTCCGTTTTTCATACGTAAGTTAAGAAACATAGTTTTACTGTTGGAAGCAGATAGTATTCTAAATCTTACTTCTGTTGTAGAAGAATTAATGTATTTAGCAAATACATTATCAAAAACAATATCTAATACCCCACCTGGTGCTATGTATTGGTTTTCATCACATTGTACACCTGAACCACATGCATCAGTCCATCTACAAAATACAGCTGATAAACTAGGTAAACCTCCAGGAGCTATTATGTTATCGTATATACTTGTTCCTGTAGTTTGTAGAGGATGATTCATTTGAAAACATGTATTTAACACTGTGTCATCAAATTGTTTTACATACACTTTTAAATGATTAACTCCTTGAGACGTCCAATTAACATTCAAGCTCCAATGTATGCCATCATTGCTGGGATTTGTAAAGAATGCAGAATTAACTGTAATACATTGAGACTTGGCTACAATAGGAAATAATAATAAGAATAATAGTTTTTTCATAATATATTTATTGGTCATAAGCTAGATTTTGTCCTCCTCTAACAGAACTTTGCTGTTCTTCCATAAGATCACGATAGACACCTTTAAAAGATTGACGTACACCATCATATTTTTCTGCCATTCTAAGAAGAGCTGGTGCTGAACCATCTCTACCAAATGTAAGAGATTCTGTCTTCATACTCTTAGCCATATTGTCTAAGAATATTTTAATTCCCTCATACGCTCTATATGTAGGTGTTTCATACATTTTCTTACACATTGTAAGAGCTCTTAAGATTTTGTCATCATCTAAACTAAAATCAGCATCCACTTCTTTTAATATAAATCCTTCTTTGTCTTCTTCTGGCATATCAAAAAATGGATTCATATCTGGATTTGGACAAGTCATATAAAATAGATACGCATATATTTGCAAATATTCGTTTGGATACGCATCCATAATATCTTTAAGAAACTTAAGAGTGTAACAATGTTCACTTGGAATCACCTTACCATTTTGTACATCAAACAATCTTATCATCATCATTTTTTTTAAAATCCATATTTCTAATAGCGCCTTTTCCCCACCTACTTCTCTTAGGTTTCCAGTCTTCTGGAATTTCTGGAACTAAATCTTCTCCAGCTGTAGGATTACCATATACAATCAAATCATTTTGATCCACTGTACGTATAATACCTGTATCATAAATTCTTACAACAAACTGAGGATTTGATGTAACACTTCCTGTAATCATAAACATTACAAGACAATCTCCTAATTGACGAGCATAAGCATCAAAAGGATTATGAATTTCATGCACGGTTTGTGTTATCATTTAATGTCTGTTTAAAAGATTCTATAATATAAGAATACATCATTCTCACTTCTCTAGGTACACCCTTAAACCACCATCTCACCTCACATTCATAATCATTATCCTCAGAGTTGATTTTAACTGGATGTATCAACCAGAACATGTGTTTCTCATTGTTGTATTCTATATATCCCTCATGCCATTCCTCTCTAAAGGAAGGTGTTTTCTTAATTAGGATTTGATTTACAATGTCCTCTTTTTCATTTTGTTTGTTCCACATGATCTCATTTGGATCATGTTCATCATTATAAATTGCCATAATTCCATGCTTTTAAAGTGTGTTCAAATGGATTACCTTCTATGTTCTGCACAAGCTTTAACATCTGCTGAGCTATATCTCTAATCTCCACCTGAGCATGCTCAGATAATCTTAGCTTCAGAAAGTTAGCAAAGCTTCTCATGTTAAACTGTACATCTGCCTGTATTTGAGAGTTGTAAGTCTTGAAGAACCTTGCTGATTCCTT